TGGTCATCAGAAATAACCGGCTGAATTGTTACACCTAAATTCAACAATGGTTGGTAGGTATTTAAAATTCCAAATATTATTTCGCTCGCTTCAAACATTATTTTATACTTAATTTATCAATCTGTTTTTGTATGTATCTTGCCACTTTTACTTCAGCTTCAGCAGTAACCAATCCTTTTGTTTGGTTGTAGGCACGTTTCATAAATGGATTGGATTTTTGGAAGCGTGTACCTAACGCCACAAACATACCATACCAACCATCGTACTTTTTACCTTTTGATCGCGGACCTACATACAACACTGCATTTTCCCTTCCTAATCCACGTTTTCCTTTTATTTTACCTATCGACTTTTTAAGGTTTCCAGGTTGTATTAATTTGGATGTTCTTTTACCACTTTGTAAATGTGGTTTTTTACTTATTGGAGCCTGTGAACGTGCTGCTTTTACTGTTGGGTTTGCAACCTGGCCCAATACTTTGTGCATTTCGCGTTTTTTAACTTTGTCCGGTAGTTTTTTTAATTGCCTTTGCAATTCATTAAAACCTTTTATTTCAACCAAACTTTTACTCATTTTAAAATATAGTTACCTGCGCTGTTTTTTCGTTTATTCTTTTTACTGCACTTTTATAATAATCTTCATCTAATTCACACGCGGTTAATGTTAAATTCATTTTTTCAATTTGGTTTACATTGTTTAATGCAATTGCAATTGAACCACTACCCAAATGTGTATCTAATATTTTTTGATTTTCTTTTACGTAATTTTGTAATACCCATTCGTATAATAAAACCGGTTTTTGTGTTGGATGCTGCTTATCTTTACCGCCATTTAACTTGTTAAAAGGATGTACTTTAAATCTATTTATAGTCTTACCTTTAAAAGATGTCCACGCTAATTCACATGTTGTAAACATCGGTATTTCAATTAATTTATCCCACACTATCCATTTACCACTTGGTTTTAAATATTCAGTAAAGTAATTTCCACCCCAAATAATTTGATTTTTGCTTACTCTAAATAATTCAACAAAATATTCTTTTTTTGGAATTTCATTATCCCATTGTTTTTTCTCATATTTTGGTTTTTTCCCAATTGAATTAGGTCTTGATTTCCATTCAATTTGTTTTCCACCATCTTCACCTATTCCATACGGTGGATCAACAATTGCCAAATCGAAATAATTATCAGGATAACGCGCCATAAGCAACATATTATCTTCATTTGTTATGTTAATACTACTATTCACGCTTACTGCATTTAAGTATTAAATAATTTTTACGTTCAATTTGTTCAACACTATGAATGTTGTATGTTCCATCAGCATCATCAATACTCATTTGTGTACCGTTTTGCACTAATTCATTATCATAACGCACGGTATATTTTCGCACATTTAAAGCAATTATTTTTCCATCTTCATTTTCATTACCACTTACATCATCCAGTTTTGTCCAGGTTTGTGCATACAACACTTCAGATTTGATTTTTTCACCTGTTGTTGTAATGGTGGTTTGTATTTGGTTAATGTTTACCAAACGATCCAATTGCCCTATGTACACCGCTTTTTTCATTAATAATAAAATCGGTATTTACTTAATATGTTAGTACTTGCCTTTGGTAATGCTTCCACACTATCCTGGCGGCTTTCGTAATAACTACTCGCAATTAAAAACACTGCCTGTTTTAATGCCATTGGCAAATTAGCCGGTGCATTGTAACCGGTAGTTGCTGTAATTTTTATGTATGTATCATCTTTAATAGTTGGTAGATTATCAACATCATTGAAATATATTTCAAACTGATATGCATCCAACGGTCTTAATTCATACAAATCATCACTCAATGTTTGCGAATCACCATTTTCATCGGTGTATATTACACTGTCTATACTTTGAACCGGTGATAACGGTATTGCATACGATCCATTCCATTCCACTAAATCAATTCTGAATTTAGCTTCGTTTATATTGGTGCAGGTGTAATTTTCAGCATCCATTATTGCTGCATCAATGTATTGCTGTAACAATGCATCTTCAGAAGTATTGGAACCTAATTTTAACTGTACTTTCATTTCAGCAATAGAAATTAGTTCAGTATAATTGTGAATTAAGGAATGTATGTACGTTGCCATTTTTATTTTACTTTAATTGCATATTTGGCATCAATCAATTCTTTTGCCTGTTTTGATTCCATTAAAATTACATCGCCTACATTGTGCGATAAATTAAATTTACCGGCAACTGCCAATACAATTTTTATTTTTGTTTTCCGCGAAGTTCTTTTCGGTTTCTTTTCCATACTTCAAATTTTAAAATGTTTTAAATAATAAAAGGGTTGGCCGGTTTCCCTACACCAACCCTTTACCAAACTAACTGCAAATATTTAACTCAAATAAATAAAATGAAAATACTATCTTATGCTACAGTCAACACTTTGTTGATTGCAAACGCTTTTTCGTTTGTTAATGCAACATCAGAATATCCTTCAATAATTAATCTAACTTTTCCTGAAGCTGCCTGTGTGTAAGGATCAACAATTATTGAAACTGCACCCCAGTAACCAACTGTTAATTGATTCCAATCACCAAATATCATTGGATGTGATGCACCTGCATCTAACGTTGGCATTAATGTTGAAGCCATTAACGGATAACCGTTTATTTCTTTACCATCAGATAAGAAAATACCACTTCCTGCATCAATTTTAGTTGCTTTTGCTTTTGCTCTTACTTTTGTATCAGCTAAATAACCACGTTTTACATTGGTTCCATCAGCAGCATCAACCAATCCTTCTAAATTAACAGCAATATCATGTGTTAAATTAGTGGCTGTAGTATCAATATTTGTTGTAATTAATGAATATAAACCAGTTGGAGCATCACCACTTCCGTTTAATGCTGCAGAAGTAACTGCATTACCATACGCAATGTTAATTTGCTCAATTACATACGCTTCAACATTGAATGAAGTTTGTAACAATAGTTTTTTAGAAATATCAACAACCCCACTACATCTATGTGGTTTTAATGTAGGACCTGCAAAACCAACATCAGTTGCTGAAGTTGCTGCAGTTTCTGCACCATAAGCAAATGTAAACGCTCCTGAAGTTGGTAATGGTACATCACCTACTAAACCGCTCATTACATTAACACCTAATTGTTCAATTGGTAAAACCGGTTGTAATGGTCTAACTAATTGTGGAGTACTTGCTACCAATGCACCACCTTTTGCACCTGCATCACCATCAACCGTTTGCGCACGTAACATTGAACCAGGAATTGAAATTGCATTGCCATCAGGTACATTTAAACCTTCAGATCGCATTTCTTCCATTGCTCTTTCATGTACTTCAGCATCATCAGCATGTAATGGTTTACCATGTGCCAATGCAGATAATGATCTTAATAAAGAAAATCTTTTTTCTTCTTTTACTTCTTCAACAGGTTCATCAACCACAACACCTGCAACAGCTGCAACACGTTTTTCATTGGCTTCAAATTGTTCAGCTCTTTTTACTGATACATCAAAACCTTCAATGCGATCTTGTAAATCATCAAATTTTGTTTGTTCTTCAGTTTTTAAAGATTCTCCGGCACCTTGTACCAGTCTTTGTTGCTCCGTGATTAATGAAGCACGTTCTTCTTTTAATTGTTTACTTGTTTTCATTTGTTATACAAATTTTTATTAATAATTAATTGTGCTTCACACACACTTTTGTTTTCTGTTTTTATTTCTGTAGGAATTACATTCAAATCATCGGTTGCTTCACTGCGAATTTCATTAATGGTTTGTTCGTTGCGTTTGTGCGCTTCAGGATTTGCACCTGCAGTTACAATACTCCATTCAAACAATTCTGATTTTGTGAAATACAATACATCAGCATCTTCATTATTATTTTTATCACCGTAACGCGCCTGTAATACACGCGCTCCAACAGATGCCATTTTTAAAGTACCATTCATTACTTTTTGCAGTACTTTTTCGGCTTTTGGGTTGGTATCGGCATCTTCAAAAGTTACGCGACCTATAAGTTTATCATCTTCAACATACACTTCAGAAGTTCCAATTATATCATCCGGATCAGCGGTATGGCTGCGGTGTTGGTAACATACAATCGGATTTTTAGCATAACGGTTTAAATCCCATCCATCCATTTTAAAAATGGTTCCGTAGCTATCTTTTGCTTCAGAAGAAATAACAAATTCAACCGTTCTGTTGCTTTCATCAGCCATTTCCAAACTACTGGTGCGCACGTATGCATTGCGCTGCACAATACGTTGTTTTTTAATCATTTTTACTGTTTTTTAAATTTTCATCAATCTGTTGCATTGTTTGGGTGTTTACCGGTGTTAATGGTTCATCTAAACCATCCAATCCGTTTAAATCTAACAATTGGCGCACTTCGTTACGTGTATAAACTCCGCTAAATATTAGTTTACTAAAATATTCAGCCTGCGTTTTTTTATCGGCACGCAACAATGCACCTTCATTAGATTTTATATAAAAACCACCGTTTTGTTCGGCTGCAGTAAATAGTTTTACTTCGTATTCTAAATCAAACTTAATGGCCCACGGTAAAATGGAATCGGCAACGTGTTGTATTTCCAGGTTTTCGGTAATACTATTATTTACATTGTCTAAACTTTTAAGTTTGTGTGGTGGAATGTTTAACCATCGCGCCACTTCTTCAATACCATATTTGTTAGTTGATAAAAACATGGCTTCCTGCGGTGTAATTTTTAGGTGTTGGAATGATCCACCTTCATCAATTACCGCCACTTTCCAGTTTCCTGATCGGTCTAATGTTGAACCCAATGCAGAAGAATAACGTGTTTTTGCATCCGGATCCATTGCTTTTGGCGTTGTTACCACTGCGGTGCCTACTCCTTTGGTAGTGTAATAATCTTCTGAAAATTCCTGTGATGATAATGAAACACCTAAACTTTTCGCAGCATGTTGAATTACTGAAATTCCGGTTATTCCGTTATAACTAAAACCAGGCACGTGTAACATGTCCTCTGAAGGCACGGTTTTACCATCGTATCGATAGTATAGTTTTGAATTATGTTTTAAGACTGTTACAGGTGTTTTGTCCTGGTCTATTAGTTGCAATGCAATTGGCTTTGCTGTGTTTTGATTGCGCTCGACAAATGCGTATGCATTGCCTTTTAATATAGCGTTCATTAACATTAATTTGTTGAATGAAAACGAACTCATATATTGGTTTGGTCGTTTTGCAATTAAGTATTGCACATTATGATTTGATATTTTAATGCGGCCTTTGTCTGTTTTTTGGAAAACTGCTTTTGGTAATTTTGCAAAATCGTTGGTAATAATATCAATGGCATTGTAAAATGCTGATAACTGGAGCGCGGTTTTTTCGTTCACCGGCACACCGTTTTTTGTTGATATACCACCAAACAAACTGATACCACCATTACCAACGGTTGTTGGTGTGGTGG